GTTGTAGGTTTGGATTCTGGTAAGAGAACCTACCAGTAACCGTGCCCCCGGTTTGTGACCTAAGCTGATTTATCTCAGCATGTATTCTACCTTTGTGTTCGTGACGTAAGATAGAATCTATAAAAGTTGTGTGTGCTTTATTAATCTCTCTTGCCTGCGCAATCATATTTACAACAGGGTGTTTGTGTTCTTGTAAAAAATTTTTTGTAAAACTTGGCGCCTGTGTTTTATCTGTACGTGGATATTCTAATCTTAACATATCAAAAACATTTGCAATAGATCTTGCTGCCCAGATTTGTGTATCAATGTTTGTTTCACCTTTTATTTTGTGTAATAAATCTTGTTCAGCTTTCTTCATTTCTTTTTTCATTTGATGTGCACGTTCTATATCTACACGTACACCTTTAAATCTCATGTCGACCAGGCAATGAAACAAATCAGATTCTAAATCAAATATATCTTCGAGGTCCTGACTTATAATTTCTTTTTTCATTTCTTGCCAAAGACCAAATGTAACTTCAGCATCACGTTCTGCATATGCACCTGCATGCATAGCAGGAAGTTTGTACATTTCTGATTTAGGATCTATGCCCCATTCAGATGCAGCTTCTGCTAACGCTGCTTCGTTTTTACCGTAACCAAGATAGTGCCACGATAAACTATTGAGATCATAACGAAATCTGTTTTCATCAGTAATAGCTGCAGCAATCATTGTGCACGCTATGTCACCATTAATTTTAAAACCCATAGCACGTAGCCAACAAACATCATACATTGCATTGTGAAAAATTTTGGTTGAGGGTGCTTCTAATATATCTTTTAACCAAGACAAGACTCGAGTCTTGTCCATGTTACCACCACCTTCGTGTGCAATAGGAAAGTATCCTTTAAAATGTTTTGTAGCTACAGCAATACCAATGACTTCACCATTACCTATAACAGAACCAGATCCTTTTTTAATTAGATCAGGATCTTTTGTTTCCAAGTCAATTGCAATCTCGTCAACCTGACGTAGGTCAGGAAACTCTGTAGGTTTTACCCACTCAGTCTGTGCTTCAAACTTAGGAATTTTCATTATAGTCTCGCTCTAATATCATTTCTAAAAAGTGTATTGCCTTCAATATATCTTGCTTCTTTCCTTTATCACGGTGTCTGATAATATATTTTATAGCACAACCCTCAGGATATAACAACTCATTCTCTACTACAAACTTACTAGGCTGTATTTTATATTTTTGATAATGAGACCCTCCGTGTTGTTTATCCCAAACTTTCGATGTCATAACCTCTATCCTCCTTCCTTGCTGCCATGATATATAAATTTTGTTTAGTACGTGTTACACCAACGTACCAAACTCTATTTTCTTCATCAGCTTTGTCTTCGTTTTTTTCTGCAGATTCTCTAATGGTTTTTGTATTATCTAAAATTAATAATACATTTTCTGCTTCACCACCTTTTGCTGCATGCATTGTAGATAATTTTACTCTAGCATCTTTTGATAATTTTTCTCCGTAACTTAACATTTCACGTATGTATAGACATTCTTCATAGTCTACTACAAATACATCAAACCAGTTTACAGTTTTATCGTATGTTAGTTCTGTAAGATCATACATTTTTTCTTCTGTTGGTTTTAAACTCATACCTGTACATTCCAATATATCTTTTACTTCAGATAAAGATAGTAGTTCACCTTTTTGCCATCTTGTGTAATTTAAAATGCTTCGAAACAAAGATGATTTGTAGCTTTTTCTACCTTTGTATTGATAGTAAATACCCATATCTTTTAATGTTGGCATAAGTTTGTTCAGTCTATCATTGTATCTTGCTAGTATAAGCCACTCACCATCGTGTAATGGCAGACCATCCAGGTCCATTATGTATTGTATCTTGCCCTCTTCTTCTCTTGCTTTCCAAGTTTTTTTAACTCTCCTGTCTTCTGGAATTCTATCTAAAATTTTGTCAGCCACATTTTGAACAACTTTGGGAACCCTGTAAGATTGTGGCAAAATTATGTCCTTCTTCGATACTTCTTGTTGAAATTTTTTTACATCTGCGCCTGCCCAACCATAAATAGCTTGATCATCATCGCCTGCTAATATAACATATTTGCTATTTTTCTTAATGATTTCAACCATTTTCCATTGTATCGGTGATAAATCTTGAGCTTCATCTATAAACGCTACGTCAAATTTAGGACACAATTCAGACACATTAAATCTTTCTATCATGTCTGTAAAATCTACGAGTTTAAAAGAATCTTTGTAGTTTTGTACTTCATCAGAAATAATTTGTAACAATCGTTTATCCATGTCTTGAGAATACATGTCTGTATTGTATTCATCTTCGATACTAGATTCTTTTATCCTAGCTGCATTTATTAAATTAAAATATTCACTATTAGAATCTACAAATCCTGTAGTCTCTTGTCCGTTTGAGTATACAGTCATTTCAATTCCTAACTTTCTACCTATATCTTCGTAGTGTTCGTCCTGCATAACTTCTGATTTTTTGAGTCCTAATCTTGTAAAAGCAAGAGAGTGTAGCGTTCTAAAATATTTTAAATCTTTTCTTTGAAAAGCTGTGTGATAATCTAGCATTCTATCAATTGCTTCGTTTGCTGCTTTAGTTGTAAATGCAAAATACCCTATCTTATCTATAGGTGTACCTAGTTTTAAAAATGTTTTTACATAGCCCAATAGCTTTGTAGTTTTCCCCGTTCCCGGAGGCCCGAATAACTTTCTACTTATCACATGATCTCCGTTTTATGTTTTAGTTTTGTATGATGTATAGGTACTTCTTCAAATGATTTAATATTAATCTTGATTATATTTTTTGTAGAAGAGTAATATTCACCCTCTTTTTTTGATGGGTACCTTTTCTGTTCTAAAAATTCTATCTCACAATCTTTGTATGTAACCTGCATCATACGACCAGTCTTACCTTCGTTATATTTCCAATCTTTTGATTTTAGTTTGTCAAAAAATTTATCAAATTTAAAGAATGCAATATCATTCTCTATTAATACTGATCCAGTTTTAAATGCTGCATCGCTTGTAGCTCTTGGTCCATTTATCTTTGCATGTAATACATCATGTAATTTTTCTTTTGGTGATGTTCCTATAGGTGGATGTACGACTTTTTGTGTAGCATACAGAGCTTCTAATACTATTTGTTCTTCGTCACCTTTGATTAACGGTGGTGGGAATCCTGCAGCTTTTGATATTGCATTTCTTCTTTTACGTTGATCATTAAGATGTTCTACAGATCTACAATGCACCGTAGCTGTACCGATACCATCTGGTTTTGTTACATCAAATTCATACTCTGGTTCTGGATCAAGATCTATCTTTTTAAGATTTGTTAGTACAGGGTATGCACCCTTAGATCCTGCTAAGACTCCAAACTTTTTCTTTACACAAATACCTTTCTTACAATGCTCACTCAATGGACTCTGTGTGCATGTGTATCCTTTAGAACTTCTGTTCCAAGATTTTACTTTTTGATTTAAAAATTTTTGATCCCATGCATTTGCATGTACGCCTGCAAAATATTTTACTGGTGCATTCATAACTTTTTGTTGCCAGTTGTCTGGGTATTTCATCTTAACCATGACATGATAGTTATACATAAATCTATCCTTACCATCAAAATTATCTTGCGTTACTAAGTTAGAGCTTATGACTTTCATAAACTGATCCAACGTAAACGTTGTGCCGTCTACATTCAAAGCCTTCCGTTCATCACCATAGTAAGGTAGATTAATAAATTGTCCTGGTCTTAGCTGTCCAGTATCACTATCTTTTGATAGCTGTGTCTGCTTTGGAAATATTTCTGTATCTTGTTTTAATCCAAACAAAGATAATAAATTTGTAAGAAAAGATTTTACAGTTTTAGAATCTGTAAATATATCCATAAATAAAAATAAATGTAAGCCACCACTTTTAGATTGCACTGGCAGTAAAGGTAATTGGTATTGTTGTATTATATCTATGTAATCTTTTTTATTGAAGTCGTCATAATCTTTTGGATCAATATCTATTACACCAAATCTAACTTCTGAGTTTTCTGTGCAGGGTTGTATACCTATTGATAGTTCACCTGCTAAATGTGATTTATAAACTTCGTCTGTAAGTTCTTCAAAGTTCCATCTGTAGACAGGTTTCTTTTTACCTGTCTCTGAATCTATGTATGCATCCGGATGTTCAAAGTCAGCAACACCATATGCATTTCGATAGCCGTTAAAAAATTCTATATATTCATTCATAACTGTATCAGTGGGCCGTCCACTCTCGCTTCTGGCCCACCTGTGCACTATTCTCTACGAGAATTATATAATGCTACTATCCTTTGGTTTGTCTTCACCATGTTTAGCTTTTACAGATCCTTTGGAAATGTTTTCACTAAACGATTTAGCTTGACCATATAAGGATTGATCAGTTACTGGGCCAACCTTACTAACTTCCCAACCAAACCATGTGCCTTTATCATTAGACATTTGGGTAGTCTTTAGTTTGTAAATGTGGCTGAAAGATGCCGGTGTAAACATTCCGTTCTTACCATTCATCTTTATCCCAGACATCATTGAGTTCCACTTTCTACTAATTTTTAATTGAGTAGATTTCATAGATATCAACGCTGTCGATGGACTATCTCCCGACACTATAACAAAGTGAGATGCAGTCTTCTCAATATAATTACCATTCGGTAATCTATCTTTGTAGTTTGCATCCGGTTTTGTTTTGGACATGATATCAGAAGATGAATCATAGATTGCAATTGGTGCACCTAGACCTTCTCCTCTATCCTTCCATTCAATGTACTCCAACTTATAAAAGCATGGAATGACATCTATACCTTTGACTCCGTCATAGAGTTCTCCAGAGACAGAATTGAAAATCATTCCTGGCTCTGCACCCTCAACATACTTACCATCACGTTTATT